TCCGGGTCGCACGAGATAGTCACCTCGTAGCTGATAGCTTCGCCGTCAGAGTAAGTGACGTCCCCGACTTCCGTAATCTGCCCGTAGCCGATGTCAAGGCGGCGCGCGTTCTCGCCGTCCTTCATGTCAATAACCCACTGGCGGTGCGGCAGAACCTTTTCATTGCGCTTCACGGTAATCACGCCGCCTGCGACGACAACATTGTCATCGCCAAACACAGTCCGAAGCGTTTCAGCGCGTCGAGACTCGATGAGCGTCAGCGAGACGCTGCAACCGTATTCCGTTTGGACGCTCCTAACCTTCACCCCGCCCCAAGCGCGGATCTCCTCGGTGGAACGCTCGGACGTTTCCGTCACGCCGTCCTCGCCGACATACCCGAGCGGCACATATGCCGCGTCGAGCGCGGTCTCTGCATCATCGGGGCGCGTGGACCCTGTAGGCGCGACAAGGATGCCGCCCGAAACCTCAAGATTTGGGCGCCCAACGGCGACGTTGCGTGCTGATGTACCCGGCATGATTTTCTCCATTCTGCCCGCGTCGGGGCATGAAAGAAGCCACCCGAAGGCGGCTCTTCTTGTGATGTCTTGTTACGCGGCGACGGGCCGCATCCGTAGACTGAACGTCCACGTGTACCGCCACTGATTCGACTCATCGGGCAGGTCCACCGGGGGGCCATACTCGCTGTACCCATAAACCGGGTGACCGTCCATGACATAGGCGCGCCGGATCAGATCTCGGACCTCCTGCGCCCTGCGCGCCGCCGCAGCCTCGTCGTTGTCCCACGACTCGACAGTGAACGACACATCCTCAAGCACAGGCCCCACCCGACCAGCCCCACCCGCGAGCAGAACGCGCACGAACGAAACAGGACGTGTCTGCGGAACCCGTGTCATCACAGGAGCATCCGTGCGGCCCTGCAAATAGGTGACGAGGGTCTTCTTCGCGTCCGGGTAGATCAGTGACTCCACGGTCACCTCCCGGCGTTCAGGGCCCGTTGAAGAGCGTTGTCCTTCGACTGCTTCCGTCGGGCCGCGTGGGTCCCGGTGATCACCGAAGCGCGGGCGCGGTTCTTGCCGTCGTACACGGACTCCTCGAACCCATCCCCCGCGGACTCTTTGACCCGCTTGGCGCGCCGGAGAAGGTCACGTTTCATCGGGCCGCTCTTCATCAGCTCCACGAACTGATTCTTGTCAAGAACGAGCTTCGCACCACGCGGCAGGTGGTAAGTAACTTTAGCCATCAGCCCTCCACCCGTTTCAGTTTGAACATGCACCCGTCCGGCCCACGAACGAAGGGGTTGCGCCACCGGGCGACCTCCCCATCAACCGCGTAGCGGACGCCACGCACCGTCACCTCGTCGTATGGTCCAACAGGGGAATCAAACGTGTCGTAAACGTCGAACCCCTCAACGACCATCGTCCTGTTGAGGCCGTCACCGTCTTCCACCTCAACACGAGGAGCAACCGCACAGTAGGGTCGCGGAACGTCGGCACCGAACCCCGTCACGGGGTTGCCGTACGAGTCGGTACCATCTTCCCGGTAGGGGTGCACGATCACCGTTTCCCCGCGGGGGTGTCTCACGGCCACAGCGGTTCACCACCCGTCAGGACGGCCCCACAGTCGCAGTAGTTCGCGCCCATCGCCTGGGAGCACCACGGAGTGTGCATCAGCGGTCCGTGGATAGGCCCACCGATGGAACCACCGAACGCTTTCTGCTTGCCCTCACCCAGGGCCTTCCGCTCCGAACGAGTCAGGTAGAAGTCGCCATGCGGGTTAGCGGGAGTATAGGAGCTCGTGAACGGTCCCGAAGTCGCCTGAAACGTAGACATGCCCGCGCCCGGGGAAGCCTGAGCCTCCATCGACCGGCGCACAACAGCACACACGATCCGGCGACGTGTACCCGCCCGCGCCGAAGCAGCAGACGGGCACACGTCTAGGATGAACTCGCTCGCGTCCTCCAGCAGGGTCTCGGCGTGCTCGTCCGCGCCGGGGGGCATGTCGGGCCAGCGTGCCTTTAGATCGTCCACAGTCGCAAACGGCATAGGCTCCACTTCAGCCATGACGCCCCCTCTCCTTGTCAGGCCTCGGGCGCTTCGAGCGCTTCGACGCGGGCAACCAGGTCATTCCACTGCGTCTCGGTCGGGAAGCCGTCGGCCCCATCCGCGCCGGGAGCGCCAGCGTCGCCCTTGTCCCCCTTGGGACCCTTGGGACCCTGCGGCCCCTCAGGGCCGGGCACGGTCGAGTCGGCCCCATCCGCGCCAGGATCGCCCTTGGGTCCCTGCGGACCCTCCGGACCCTGCTCGCCCCGCGCCGCCTTAGCAGCGCCAGCCGCCTCAATGCGGTTAAGCTCAGCCGCAGTAATCGGGGTGCCGCCCGCCGCGCCGTCAGCCCACTTATCAGGCTCAAAAGCCATCAGGCATCATCTCCATTCGGAAAAATAGAGTCTCCGGGAAACGTCGACGCGCCAGGCGTGATCATTTTCCCTCAGCGTCCGCAGCGTTCTTGATGAGAGCGAACGCGGTCAGGTCGGCGATGCCCCAGCCGTAAACAACCTCAGCGCGGAACGCAACCTGGTTGTTGCGCTGCAGGTCGCCGTTGCCGTCCGGATCGCCGTACTCGATCAGCTTGAGCCCGATCGTCTTCTGGATGCCCCAGCGGATAGCGGAGAAGTCGCCATTGATCGCAAGGATCTCAGACGGGGTGGCGAGGACACCCGCACCGCTAACGGTCTTCGACACGGAGGAACGGTGGTTCTCAAGCGTCGAAGGTGCCGTCGAGTACGACACGTCGGGGTAGACCTTGCGCCCGTCAGCGTCACGCAGCTGAGCAAACTTCACAGCGAACGTCGGATCGACCGCAAGATCAGACGGCAGGTTGCCGGCGCCCAGCACCAGCGCATCCGCCGCATCGATCGCCAGGTACGGGGCAGCCCCGTCGGCAGCCTCAACAGAATCCGCATCCGCAAGCTTCTGGGTCATAGCCGCAGCAGGCGATCCGGTCTTCGGGTTGACACCGTGGATCACACCATAATCCAGGGCCCGAGACAGAGCCGGCTGGATCTCCGTAAGAATCTGCTGCACAACACCCAGCTGGTGGTCCTCGTCGGCCCACACAACCTCATCGGTCATGCGCACGGTCTTGTGGAACTTGAACGGTTCAACCGTCTGCACGCTAGAAGTGTACTCGGAGTCGCCCTTGTTCTGGCCCTCACCGACATACTCGGCTTCGTCCGTGCCAAAGGTAAACGATTCGCCCTTGCCGAACTTCATCGGCAGGTTAGGTGACAGCGTAGAAACGACAGACCCATTAGCAACGCTCTTGATCCACGGATCAAGAATCTGGGTGGGGATATTAAGATCGCCAGTAGTGAGAATGGCCATGATGGCTCCTTAAAGTTAGTCCTTGTTGAACAGCTGGCGAGTGAACTCGCGCAGCTCATCCCTCGGCGCATTCTCCGGGGACTTCGCCTGTCCCGGAATGACCGGAGACGCAGGCTTCAAACGGTCAACCAGGCGCTTCGCCTGTGCAGTCAGATCGTCCTCAGACTCGCCCCGCATTTCGGCTAGAAGGTCGGCATCGACACCGTTGTCCTTCGCCACCTTCGCGACGAGCGCGGCACGGGCATCACGTGCTTCAAACGACTCGACCCGCTTACGCAGATCGGCGGCGACAGACTCAAGCTCTTCGGCCTTTTCAGCCCGTCGCTTCAAGTCGTCATAGTCCGCATACTTTGCACGTTCACGCTCGATGCGCTTCTGAACGATCCTGTCGAGATCTTCCTGAGTCTGTGGGGCGTTGAACCCCGCCTCAGTAGTCTGTTCGACGTTCTCTCCCGCTTCAGCGGTATTCTCAGTGGAATCGGACATGCCGACTACACCCCTTCCGTTTAGGCCCCGTACGGGCGTTCTATGGGCCACCCATGACGGAGGGTGTGAACCGCTGCGGGAGATCCGCAAGACTTAATGGGCGATACTCTCAGAGGAGCCATTCGCGCACACGCGCAAGCTCTTCCTTACGCCGCTCATCCGACCACGCGCCCTTGCGCGCAGAACGCTCAAACGCCTTCATTTCGGCGCTACCGACCGAATGGAACTCAGACTCGGCACCACATCGGCAGTTATCGTGAGACCTGAACTTAACGGTCGCCTCTTTATATACGGTGCCGCGACCAATAAGCATCTTGCAGAACTCGCACGTGGATGAACCACTCCCAACCCTCCTCCAGCCGCGTGACGCCGGATCAAGAGTCGCGTTCCGCATGGTCGTGTTCCGGTGCGCATCAGCAATGGTCCGATGCGCGCCACCCACGATCTTCTGAAACGCCGCCGTCCAATCCTCCTCCACCGCAACAAAGGAAGTCGCCCACGATGCAAGAATCCCCCACCGGGCTTTATCCGCGGGAGGGGCAAGCACCGTCTTATAGGGGACAGCGCGGTCGACTTCAGCGGCGAAACGTTTCTGCTCATACAGGTCAGCAGCCGCCGTCGCGGAAGCGTTCTCGTAAGGCTCTACCCATCCGGGCAGAACCTCAAGAAGAAGTTCCCG